TTTTTTTCGTATATTCACGTTAAATAAATAAATAAAGTTATGGCTAAACCTAGCAAATCAAATTTGCGATTCATTAAGGATCCACTATTACAACCTTATTACATCCAATTGGACGATTATTGTTATATCGCCCAAAAATCAACTTACTCCGATGCGGGTAATGAATACCAAAACACAATTGGTCATTATTCTACATTAGGTAGTTGTATCGAAGCAATCGCTCGTGATGATGCAAAGTCCGGAAATTATAATTCCCTCCGTGAATTTGTAGAACGATTTGAAATTAAAGCAAATGAACTTAAAACACTATTAAAAGCATGATCGAAGCACTTTACAATGCAGTTATCGTTAAACCAGTCGAAATCGAAGAGACTCGTTATGGTAATATCGTAGTCCCAGACTTGGGAAATGAAACTAATAAAACCGCTGAAGTAATTGGGGTAGGACCCGGTCATATGGTTATGGGAACTTTTGTTTCCACCCAACTTCAAATCGGAGATGTCGTAATACTCCCAACAATGGGATTTACTAAATTTGAATATGAAGGAACAGAGTATTTTATTGGTAAAGAAAACGAAGTTTTAGCAAAAATAAATAAACAATGAGTAAAATAATTGAATTTGGACCAGAGGCACGTAAACAACTCGTTACTGGTATTGATAAATTAGCAGATGCTGTAGTGGCAACGCTAGGTCCTAACGGACGAAATGTAGTTATTTCTAATAATGGTTCTCCTCAAAGCACTAAAGATGGTGTTACGGTTGCTAAATCTATCTCACTTGAAAACCCAATCGAAGAGTTGGGTGTTCAGCTAGTAAAACAAGCAGCCATTAATACTGCGAATTCAGCAGGAGATGGAACTACAACTTCTACATTGTTGGCTCGTGAAATAGTAAAGGCAGGTCTGTCTCATCTTAATAATGGAGTTAATGCCGTAGAAATTAAACGTGATATTGATAAAGCTGTAAAAAATGTAATCCATCTTTTAGGGTTAAACGCCGAAGATATTTCATCAGAGGAACAACTAGAACAAATCGCTACTATCTCTGCCAACAATGATCCTGAAGTGGGAAAGTTGATTGCTACAGCGATGCAAAAAGTAGGACGTGAAGGAGTTGTATACATTGAGGAATCTAAATCAGGAGAGACATATTTAGAGACGGTAGAGGGTCTACAATTTGATCGTGGTTTTAAATCACCTTATTTTGTAACCAATAACGCTACAATGTCAGCAGTATTGGATAAACCATACATTTTGATTGCTGACCAACGTTTTACCCAAGTAAAGGATCTTCTTCCTGTATTGGAAGGTATATCTTCAACAGGTCGTCCTCTTCTTATCATTGCCGAAGACATTGATAATGAAGCACTCGCAACCCTTATTGTAAATAAGATGCGAGGAACACTAGCAGTTTGTGCCGTTAAAGCTCCGGATTTTGGGGATCGTCGCAAACTTATTCTAGAAGATATCGCTACACTAACAGGTGGAGAGGTATTTAGTAAAGAAAAAGGTATGAAACTAGATAAATTCTCTTGGGATTGGTTTGGTGAATCTCGTACCGTAACAGTAACTAAAGAAACAACTACAATTGTAGATGGAAAAGGAGAAACAGGACGAATTGAAGCACGTATTGAAGCACTTCAACAACAAATCGAACAAGCAGGATCGCCGTTCGAAGTTGAAAAGCTCCAAGAAAGGCTCTCGAAGTTCGTCGGAGGAGTGGCAATAGTCCACGTCGGAGGAAACTCTGAAACCGAAATGAAAGAAAAAAAGGATCGTGTCGATGATGCGCTTCAAGCAACTAAAGCCGCTATTGAAGAAGGTATTGTACCCGGTGGTGGTGCTGCTTTATTGTATGCTCGTGAAGGGATTGATGATATGAGTAGTATCGGAGCCCAACTTGTATATAAAGCTTGTGGTAAACCATTTGAACAAATCCTCATCAATGCTGGTTACTCATCTACTGAGGCCCAGATGATTGGTAAGTACCGCTTAGTAGACTCAGGTAATGATGTTTGGGCTGGTTACAATCTTAAAACAGAAGAAGTTGTAAATATGAAAGAGGCAGGTATCATCGATCCCGCTAAAGTGACTCGTACAGCACTTGAAAACGCTGCTTCAGTAGCAGGTACAATTTTACTTACAGAATGTACTATCGTTGATAATCCTAAAGACAAACCCGAAGCTGACCCAATGGCCGGTATGATGGGGGGTATGATGTAATGGAGACAAAAGTAGAAGAATTTTACGAAGTAATTGCTAACAGAGTTCCACCTGGTGACAGGTGGACTCTAGTTGGTGATAAAACAATCTATAACTCAATTACTGAAACCTTAGAAGCATGGTTTGCTAAAACAGGTGAAAAAGCAGAATTTAAACTTGCCCCTTTACAAGGAAAATTGTATGTTATACGTACCGAAGAGGTAGAAATTAAACCAGAACCTCCCAAGAAATTTAACATTTATGGTGACTACTAGAGAACATAGTTTATTAGTTGAAAAATATCGTCCAACAACTTTAGATGGGTACGTAGGTAATGAAAATATCAAAAAATCCATTGCCCAATATTTATCACAGAACGATATTCAAAATTTGATATTTTATGGACCCGCTGGAACAGGAAAAACTACTCTTGCTAAGCTTATTGCTTTACAGCTACAGTGTGATTTTACTTACATCAACGCAAGTGATGAAAGAGGGATTGATACGATTAGGGAAAAGGTTGCTGGCTTTGCCTCGTCAGCTTCGTTCAAACCTCTTAAAGTTGTTATCCTAGACGAAGCCGATTTCCTTACAATCCAGGCTCAAGCATCCCTTAGAAACGTTATTGAAACCTTCTCACGTACTACTCGTTTTATTTTAACTTGTAACTACGTGGAACGTATCATTGATCCCTTACAATCCCGCTGTCAAGTACTTAAAATCATCCCACCTGGTAAAGGTGAGGTAGCATCCCACATTGCTGGTATTATGGAACAAGAGGGTATCTCATTTCAACGTGATGACCTTAAAACCATTGTAAACCAATACTATCCAGATTTACGTAAATGTCTTAACACTATCCAATTATCTGTAGTAACTGATAATGTTAAAGGTGAAGTAGACAAATACCTTAAAATTGACAAATCAGTATTAGTTTCATCCAGTTATATGGCTCAAGTTCTAAAAGAACTTACCCAAAAGAAACCTAGTTTTAAAAATATCCGTCAAATTATAGCTAATGCTAATGTCCAAGATTTTGAAGAATTATACCGTTACTTTTATGATAACGCTTCTGTCTATGCTCCTGGGTCCGAAGGAATGGTGGCAGTATACATTAATGAATATTCGTACCAGGCTAACTTCCGTATTGACAAGGAGATAAACGCTATGGCTTTAATTTCTAAATTAATTGAATTAGCTAAACCACAAGTATTGTGAAGCAATTTTTCAAATTCCTAGTAATTTGGGTTAGTCAAAACCTTTCCATACCTTTCTGGATGGTTGGGCACGTTCATCTAATGACAACAATTTATCAAGACATACACGAGATTATAGCCAGCTTGGGTATGAATATTATAGTATTAATAGGCTTTATTTTAGATTATAAACAACAAAAACAATAAGCATGGATCAACAAATGAACATGAATATCGATCTCAAAAATACAGAGTCGGTAGAACACAAAAATGGTAAAGTATGGGCCCAAGGGTTCATTATCCGTAAAGTCTCTAAATTTGTAACAGGCACAGCAGAAGACGCTTATATGCCAATCCCAGTATTTTATGACCCAGCAACAGGTGAAATCCTCCAAGGTACCCTCCCAAAAGAACTTAGAGATGAACAATCCGAAAACACTCTTCGAGTGGTTGAGTGAGATAACTCTCACTAAAACGTCTCCTGAACATTTTTCGGAAGAATCGTGGGATAAATTTAATTCTTACATGGTACATAGATATTTATCTATGGATATAAATTACATCGATATTGTAAATTATGTTCAAAAGATTAATCCAACCAATAAGAAACAAATTTATACCATCTATCGAGAAATGATACCAAAGAAAAAGGTTTGGTTGGGCTATACTAAGGCCCAAACAAAAGCTAAAAACCAAGATTTAGTAAGTTACGTAGCAGAATATTTTGAATGTAGTTTAGGCGAGGCCGACCATTACATTGATATCCTAAGGGAAGTAGGAGTAAGAGGTATCCTATATAAAATGGGATTAGAAGAAAAAGAAACAGATAAGTTATTAAAACAGTTATAA